CCGTGGATAACCGTGCCCCCGGCGCCGACGGCCGACCATGAAGTGGCCTTGACGAGCGCGGCCACCCGCACTTCCCTTTTCAGCAGAATGCGATCCGTGGCGAATTCCACGGCATCCTGATCCGGCTTCACCGGTGGGGCTCCCTGGGCATTGGCGACTTCGCGGTCTTCGTCCGTGACCTCCTTGGCGAAGGCGTACTCCTTCAAGATTACGTCGAGGTAATCGATGGGAAACCCTCCGCGCATGGCTTCCGATCCCGGACCACGCATCTGCGCCTCATCCCGGAACCAGGCGCCCTTCAGGTACCGGGCGACCTTGGCCTCGGGCGGCACATTGTCGATGAGCGGGAAGACCCGGTCAGCGACGTAAAGCCGGTTTCTGTACGCTATGCTGATATCTCTCAGCGGACCGGCGACGATGATCTCTGCCCCTGGTTGTGGCATCTCCTTTTCCTCCCTTTTTTAAAGTAGGAGCAGGAGATAGGGAGAAAGGCCGTGGCGCGATGCCTCCCTGCCTATACCCTGCGCCCTGTCGTTTATAGGTCTTCGGCGATGGCCCGATGAATCGGCGCGAGCAAGATCGAGCAAAGGTCGTCCTCCGCGGACCCGGCCTCGACGACGAGCCCGCACGGGTAGCTCGGGTTGGCCGCCGCGATGACCTTGCCCGCGTCGGACGCCCCGATGTATTCGCAGGAGACAATTACCCCGATGCCCGGCGCCGTTCCTCCGCAAACGGCCTTGGAAATTCCGCCGCACCCGAGCGGCGCGACGACTGCCTCTTCGCCGATGTTGGGCGCGTTCTGCAGGATCCCCAGGGGGATCGCCGCCCCCGACCCGGGCAAGGCCACGCCCGTGGCCGTCCGGATCACCAGGTGATATTGATAGGTGCGCAGATCAATATCCGCCTTGTAGGAAACGGTAACTAAGATTCTCTCGTAAGCCATCCCTTTCCCCTCCTTTTTCTAAAAGATCCGGATCCTGGATCCTGATTCCTGGATCCTTATTTCTTGTTCGCGTTGATCTCGGCCAGATATTCTTTGGCCAGATCCACGTTCTCCTTCTGCACTTCCGTGAACGCCTGCCCGTAGCTGAGATCCTTTTTCTCGTTCATCTTCTTCTTTATTAGCGCCTGGATCTTTTCTCCGGCCGTCCCCTGGGAGCCATCCTTATCCCGGGTGGCGACCTCCTTGAAATTGATCACCTTGGGCAATTCGCCCAGGAAGGATTTCATCCATTCCACGCGCGATCTTTTCTGGCCTTCGGCGAACTGGATCTCCTCCTCGCCGTCGAGGGAGACGAGGAATTCGCTCAGCCCCATCCTTATCCAGGCCGGCAGCGCCTTGCCTTCCTTGACCAGCCCTTCGCAATAGGTCTTGATCTCGCCGGCCCTTTTCTCTTTGCGTTCGGCCCTCTGTTTTTCGGCGAACTCCTGCTCGGCTTTTTCTTTTGCCCTCTTGGCCGCTTCCTCTTCCCGCGCCTTCACCTGCCCTTCGGTGAAAGTCATCGGCGTATCCAGCACGAGTTTATCCTCCGGGATCTCATCGACGGCCTTGGCGAAGATCCCCTTCAGCAAATCCCTCAGTCCCATAGTCTTTCCCTCCTTATGGCTAAATTCTCCGCGTCCCCGCGTCCCCGCGTCTCCGCGTCCATCTGAATGCTCGCCGATCTTGAATTTTTTCTCCTTATCCGCCAATCGCTTATTTATGATTCCCTTCTCCTCGCTGGAATATTGCGCCTGGTTATCCGGCTTCCCCCAGTAGGCCGCCGCGGCCCTGGTCTGGTCCGCGGTAGGACATGGATATCGATAATTGACCGGGTCGAGAAAATCTTCGTCCGGCACATTCGCCCATTCACCGGGCTTGGTTACGTGGCCGCCGTCCTTGATGGCGATTCCCCACCTCTTGGCCCGCGCCTCCTGCGCCTGCTTATCCGCATCGGTCGCCGTGAATTCGATGGTCATAGGCTTGCCCTCCCCGAATTTAACATCTGCCAATCCCTTAACGGCTGGCGCCATCGCCCCGAGAAATCCTACATGCCGCAAGGTCAGGTCAGGATACAGAGAGATGGACCGCTTTTTGAAGAGACCCCTTTTGATCATGTCCACGAATTCCGGCACCAGGTTTTTGAACTTGGCCAGGAGGAATTCGCCGTCCCGCTTCAACGCCTCCACCCATCCGAAGGCCGGGGCGTTATCCGCCGGGTGGCCGACGACCACCGGCGCTTCATGTTTCTGGGGATCATACTGGGAGACGATCCGGTTCAGGTCCTCCTCCGTCCAATCTCTCAGATTCCCCGCCGAATCGGTGTGCGTCCCCGTCCGAAAAATCTGGATCCAATCGTCCATCTTTACCTCCGAATGCTCGACCTTCGCGACCCATTCGCCCTGGGGATTCTTCTCGTATTTATTTTTCACGGCGGCCCAGGCCGTGGCGGAGGCCTTCTCCTCGTTTTTATATTCCTCGAGGGCGGAATTGAAGGCCGCCATCCAGATCTCCTGTCCGTGATCCGGCAAAGCCTTCACCGCCTCCGGCAGATCTTTTTTCTCTTCATATGGCATCTCTTCCCCTCACGGCGTCACCGTGTCCCCCCTTCTCCGCGTCAAAATGTCTCTTTTCGGCTCCGTGACCATTTCCTAAAAAGTCCTTTAAGGCCCTTTTAAGGGCCTTTTAGAGGTCGGGCGACGCATTTAAATCGGTTTTAAGGCCATCCTTTTCCCAACCCATGTCTTACCATTACCCGCCCCCGGATCTCTCAACCTGGCCCGTTTGGCTAATTTCACCCTTCCCCAATATTCCATCATTCCAGCATTCCATTCTTCCGTCTTTTACCCGGTTATCACTGACCTGAAACCGTCCATGAATATCTCAGAAAGTCTGGATTCGACCCTGGCCAATGCCCGTTTCATGAAGGGATTGGGCTTGATGCCTTTCACGGATCTCCGGATGATCAATCTATCGCCGATCCGGAAGGCGAGCGCTTTCTTGGTCCTGGGAACGACCGCCGTCTTATGAATTCCGAAGATCCCCGTTCCCCCGTGGACGAAGGCCGCATATTTCGCGGTCGCCGTGATCGTCGCCCGATGGCCTTCGATATATTTGCGGATCGAATCTTTCAGGTGCCCTCTCTGAATGGGCGCCTCTTCCACGGCCGCGGCCTCCACGGCGCCGGCGGCCCGTAAAAGGCCGGCCTCGATCCCCGCCTCGACCCTGTCTCCAAGTTTGAATAATTCCGGAGAGATTTTTATGGTCGTCTTAAATTCCATCTTTTTTCTCCGTCTCTCGCCCTCTCCGTGTCGCTGCGTCTCTTCAGATGTTCATCACCAACCGGCAAACACAATTCGGATGAAACGGCGGCACTTCATTGAACACGCCGAATTTCTCCGGATCCTTGGCCGCCGTGAGCATCTGCACTTCCATCTTCTGCGCCTTGATCACCTCGCCGTGGCGAGGCCGGCAGATATCGCAAGCCCGTTCGCCGCGCGTCACGTATACCCGCATCTCCGCGCCCGCGCGCACGGCCTGCCGCAGGTCCCCCAGCGACCGCATCCGCGTGACGGACGTGTCGATGATCCTCCGGATTTGCCAGTCCTCCAGGTGCGCCAGTTGGCCGGCGAATTGCGCCCGAAAGTTTCCGATCGCGTCCGCGCTGCCCCGGCCGAAGAGGCCCTCGCCCTGCTCCAGGTATTTCTCCTGCACGAACTTCATCACCGGCCCCTGCATATCCTGATTCTCGATGAATTTCGAAAGATAATAAGTGTCGATCTTTCCCAGGGCCTCGATCGTCCCCCGATCGACCGAATCGAAAGAAATCCCGACCGCCGGCGTCGCCCCCATCCACGCGCTCTTGTCTGAAAGGCGGTAGAAAGAGTAGACCGGCGTGATCGCCCGCCGAACATCATCCCGTGAGATCCCGGAATAATTCTCCTGGAGGATCGCGTAGGTCTTGCTGGTAAATTCCTCTTCCGTCATGGCCTTGCTTTTCAGGAGCACATCCTGGATCTCGGCCAGTCCATCTTCCCGAAGTCCGGAGACGGATCGCCGCAGTGAATCGAAATATTGAGAGACCAATCGCTGCCGTTCCTTCTCCATCGCCTCTTCCTGCGCCGGCGTCACCTCCGCAAACTCCTGCCCTTTCTCCGCGTCCCCGCGTCCCCGCGTCCCTCCATCATTCCTTTCTCCGCGTCTCGCTCTCTCGCCCTCATCGAACCCAACGGGATTCGGAGTCATAGGAATGATCAACAATTCCTCGTCCGGCTCGGGATCCGGCACACCGTAGGTCTCATAAAAATATTTCTTCCCCACCGGCACGCCGAGGTCTTTGAATATAATCCGATCACGCTCGGCCAGGGATTTCAGGTCCTGCGGCGGCTCCACCCGGATCCAGACCTTCGGGTATTCGCGCACGTCGGGGAAGTTGTAATCCACCAGCCACCGGATGACGGATCCGTTGAGGCACATGCAGAGCGCGTCGGCGTCGGCCTTGACGATTCCCAGTTCCGCTTCCATCTGCGTCTCGGCGGCGGAGTAGGCCCCGCCGGTCTTCCCGATCTCCGTGGTCAGGGTCCCGCCCAGTACGCACTTGGAAATCTCCGCGTTCATGAAATTCAGGAGCGATTCATAGGTATTGACCGTGCCCGTCCGGGTCGCCTCCAATAAATCGATGGCCATCTGCTCGGGAATGATCACGCCCGTCTCCTGGTGGATCGCCTTGATCGCGTCCAGGAGAAGATCCTGGTCTTCTTTCTTCGTTCCCGACGGGTACTTGCCGACCGCCGTAGGGCCGCCGAATTTCTCCGCGAACATGACCCAGAACTTGATCCCGTTTTTCTTGAACCACACCGGCCACCAGAGTTGTTGGCCCAGGCCTTCACCATAGGGATTGTCCGCCGAACCGAATTGAAAATGGATGAATTTGCGGTCCGGCACCGGCTCCCCGTCGATCATCGCCGACCAGGTTAGTAACCTCAGGTTGCGGTCCAGGTCAAAGATGAATCGTCTCTGGTGCTTGTCGAGGAACTTGTCCACCCAGATGTCTCCCTCGGAGACCCCCCACATCACTTCCGAAACCGCGAATCCGTACAGGACCGCCGAAAGCAATCTCTCCCGCCCCAGGTCAAAGTTCGCGGTCAAAAGAACCCGTTCGACGAAATCGGCGATATCAATATCGTGCTTATCCTCGGAGGCCGGGATCACTTCCCACTCTTTTGCCACCACCGTCCGGTACCGCTTGCTCAGTACGCCGCCGGCGTGGGCATCCCTTTTGACCTCATCGTAAAGCCTGATCCCCTTGCCGGCCGATTCCGTGCGCAATATAGGATCCGGATTTTCCAGGCGGTTGATCCAGCCGG